CACTAGCAGCTGCTCTTCTTATAGTATTGAGCTTTCTATTTCCATCATATGTAAAGTTGGTAGTTTCAAATGCCATTACTGGAAGTGGAAGAACACTACTCAGTCTCGTTTGATCAGGATCCATCACTACTCTTGCAAGCATTTTTTCCTTCGGCGAGTAAGTGATAGGAACTTTAATAAATTTTAGAATGGTTCCAGTAGAATTAGTTCTAGTTATAACAATGTCATCGAATAGCGTTCCAAATAAAGTTACATATTTTCTTATCGTAGAAAAATAAAATGCCTGACGAAACATTAGACTATCCCTTCACTAAATGGATCCTTGGCAGTAAAGTCTATGAAAGCATTAGATCCAGTAGGATAGTTATTGGATCCCTCTTTTAGTACCTTATCCACTGTTCCAGGAATATTGAAGTCGGCGTAGGCTTCCATGACGATGTAGTTTCCATCTTCGTCAACGAGGTAATCAGCCCCTTCAGTTTGGATTGCCCAATCGAGAATATCCGTCGAGAACTGTATCTGAATAGCATCGATCTCAGTAATGCCGGTATTGAATACCTCATTTCCATATTCGAACAACTCGCATGTCATCTCCCAAGTTTGGAGCTTATTCAATTGATAGAACATCTCAAACTTATTAACGTTTTTTATCTGAAAGACTTTTCCATTCAATGGAAAATATATGATGTCACCTTCTAAAGGCCTAATTGTATTCGTGTAGATACTAATTTCATCATTGTATATTTTCTGAGACATAGAGAAAACGACTCTATCCCTGATTTCTAAGCCAAACTTAGACATGAAACTACCGTCGCCGGAGAATCCGTCTACTGACTTTATATACATTTCTACTGAGAATGCTTGCTGATAGCTAGACCTATCATCTGCACCATACATTGGATCAAAGTTACCTAAAGAGCGAGGGCAATAAAACATTTCTTGACCATAAATTCTAATAGACTCTATGATCAAGTCTTCTAATAACCTCTGTTCCTGACTAGTTGAGAAGTTACTAAAGTAAAAATTGGTACCCATATCAACCTATCATATCAGAAACTGGAAGAGAATATGTGTATATCATCTCAGTCTCTAATTGCTTTCTCTCTTCTGTACCCTCATCATATATCTGCTGTCCATTGAAGGTTAGTCCACCTGGCAACTGCATTCCGCTATACTTCTTTAGATTAGATCCCCACTGCTGCTTAATAAGAGCCGCTGCATATCTCTGAAGCCACCTGTCACCCCATACATTTGTATACACCGCTGGATCTACTACCTGATAAGCCTCTACTATTATGAAGTCGCCATCCTTCATTCTACTCCAGTCGGCATCGATGTGAAGTCTATTAGTATGTCTATTGTACCTAATCGGTTGCTGACCTACTAGCATCTGTTCTAGGAATTGGATATGAGTAAGAGCCATATAATAGGGGACCATACTGACGGAAGTTAGTGTATACAGATCATTCAATGCAATCTGGTATCTTATATTAAATAGATTATTTGTGTTGAGGCTTTGCCCTATAGGAAATATACCAACTGCGCCTATAATATTTTCAGGCATAGTTATGTACTTATTTGTCCTATCTTGTGTAGTAATCTGATACCTGTAGTATGTCTTATCACTACCATCGAAGTGATAGTCCCAATAATAGCGAATCGCTTCGTCAACACGATCGTCTATCTGATCAGAGTCGACATTGATTTCTATCACCGGTTTACCGAGTCTGCGAAGGCAGAATTCTATGAATAAGTTTCTAGAAGTAGGTACTGACATCTATATCCTCTTTTTAATATTTATCTACTCAGATGTAGTGCTACTGAACCCTTTGGAACTAATACTGATGCCTTAGAGTTCTTAAAGACCTTAGCATAGTTAAATTGGCCTAAACTTTTTTCATTATTAATGACTATTAAACCCTCTGCACAGAATATGATATTTTCTTTGCCTTCTTCACCTTCTATCATAACTGATTTAGTGCTTCCTGGAATAAGCTTGACGTCGAAAAATTTATCTACAGGAAATGGATTAATGCAGACCCACGTAGCTCCGTTTTGTCCGGCCATGTAGCTGTAAGGCTTTTTATAAAATTCTCTAAGGTCATTGACTTCTCTTGGGCCTGATTTTCTAACAGCCTTCCCATCTTCATCATAGAGTTCACCACCACCCTCTAGAGTATATATTATCTGGCTAAATTTTGTATTATTTGAAGTATCTTCCATGGTATATGTATAGGTGTCATTTTCAGTTATATGCCCCCTACAAAGAGCAAAACCCTTACATAAAACCAAACTGCCTATTAACTTCATAGTATGACCTCTAATTCGTCTGATATAGTTGGAATTATTGGCTGATTGAATACAAGTAGATCTGCCACATTGTATTCATATTTCTTGCCTATTAATCCCTTAAAACTCTTTATTTTATCGATATTACTGGCATATGATATATCATTAAATTTACTCTTAATAGCATAAACATTATTTTGAGCTATTTTTTTAATTATGTCTTCAGCTTTATCATCTTCATCGAGCTTTGCAACTTGATATGCCATATTATCAAGTTCAACATTAGTACCAGATATCGTTCCGGTAATCTTAACGATTACGGAGTGACTGTCATCCTCATACCTAACTATCTCAATATTTAATTTATCTTGTTCCATAGTATTCTTCTCCGTAAGAATTAGCCGCTTCGAATTTGGCCGCCTTTAGTACCTGCATGATTTATAAATGTTATGTAGGCTGATCCATCTAGATAATATCCAGGTTGACCTCCTGCAACTGCACCAGAACCTCCTGCTACTCCGATATTACCACCTTTGCCGCTAGAACCACCAACACTAGATTGCGCACCACCACCAGTTGTTCTAGTCCCATCCTGTCCACCGGCAGCATTGCCTAACCCGGCACCACCTTGACCAACAACAAAGCCCGCTCCTCCGCCTCCAGCAGCGCCATAGAAATTATTTCTAACTTTATTATTGTTTGTGAGTGTAAAATACCCTTCCCCGCCGCCTCCGCCTCCACCACCTCCATAGATTTCGCCGACATTATCTATCGTTCCCTTCCAACCACTTGGTCCCCGGATCTTGATTGCTGTACCGCCAATAGCTCCTAAAGTTGGGTTTGCGGTAGCTAAATTACCCGGATCGCCGCCTTTTCCGCCAGCACCAGATATAATACCATTGTTTATTATAACGGCATCGTCTGTCGGTTGAAACCCCTCTATGTTTATTGCTGGAGTGCTGGTATTTGGAGCGCCGAGAATTACTCCGCTATTAATTATTACGGTAAAAGTAGTAGCTCCAGATCTATAATTAGTACCCATTCTCGAAATAGCATTAATGCCGCTAGAGTCGTCGTTAGTAACAGTAAAGAGGGCTAACTGCCTTCTCATCCTATTCATGTTGACGCTGTCTCCCGATGTTGGAATATTAGGAGAAGTGAGATATTGAAACTTATAGAACCTATATATGTCTGCATCACCAAAGCTCAGCACTCCAGTTTGACCCAAACCAGTTCTGATTTGACTCATGCTAATCTGGGATTTATCGGCTAGGGTTTCAGCTGGTATAAATGATGATGTTATAGTCATTACTTACTCTTCTTTAGTTCGTCTACTTCTGCCTTTAGTTCCTTAATAGCCTCAATCAGAAGTGGCACTAATTTCTCGTACTGGACAGTCAAGTAACCCTGACCGGACTTACTAATACCATTTTCTCCCTCATCGAATGGAGCCGGTCTAATTGCCTCGGGTAGAACATCAAATACTTCCTGAGCTATAACGCCGACTCTCAGCGTCTTAGTATCCTCGAACCCAAAGCTCTGCGCAACTTCGTTGTGCCTGTACTTGATACCATTCAACTTAGAGACTGATTCGAGGGCATTAGTTATAGGAGCAATGTCCTTCTTTAGACGCTTGTCAGAGAAGAATGCCGTGATGTCGTTGGTAGCTCTAATGGATCCCGCAGTACTGCTAGCTGTAGTACCTACTCCAAGTGCACCCACCTTCATTGGTCCTAGAGCAGCTCCAGCAGACCAACCTCCCACAGCTATTTGATTGTCAGTATCTAAGCCAAAGTAGGTACCATATGACGACGGTCTATGAAACGACATGAAGGCACCGCTGGTTGTACATGCAATACCTCCGCCACCCACGCCCTGAAGCCTCAGGCCACCGAATGCGCTTCCACCTACCAAAATAGGAGAATCCTGACGACCTTCAACAGTCACTAGTCCAGTGAAGGTACCGCCGGTTAGAGGAGCATACGATACAGCATCCGTAAGGACATTTTGTCCATTGAGAAGAAGTCCTGCACCTGGCATAACATACTGTGTTCCGTTGTATGATAAGGACCTTGTAGTGCCCTGGCCGAGATTGATTGTTCCCTGAGATGCAGATCCAGTAGTGTATACTGTTATTGGAGCAGTGAAAGTAGTAGCGCTAAATGTAGGTGTAGCTATTGTATTGACGCTCTGATTAAGTGGATACGTATAGATATTATTTGCTAGTCCACTAAATGAGGATGAATTAGTGTAGGCATTTACGGTAGTATTTCCTATAGTAAGTGCAACACCGCCGCCGATGGTTTTAATAGTAGCGAACTGGCTGTAGTCAGCTTCGAAGTAGTGTTTAAGGCTGCCGGTCTGATTGCCTCCGGCATCATTAATCCCAATGACTGGAGTACCCGCTATAGCATGTACTTTAGTAGCGAAGAGCTGGAATGATGTAGCTGATGTATCTGCAACTCCTGGAACAATACCACCCACAAAATAATTAGCATTATTTGTTAGTCCACCTATTACTTGGCCAGTGTCAGTCCAATATTTTACTAGATCTCCTGCTACGATGGGCAAGTCCCCATAATATGGCCCATATGAGCCGTTAATAGCTAGACTGATTTTATCAGATCCAGCTGATATATTAGTTGGAATTAAATAGGTGGGTTGATTCTCAACACTAATATTATTAGCAGAGATAAGATTGGCGTTCATCACAGTTGGGTTTATAGTAGATGACCATGCAGTCTTTGAACCGTCGGACACTAGGATCTGGTTAATTGTTCCCTGAGATCCATTGATATTAATAGCGCTAGTAGTTCCACCGATGTAGATATTTCCTGAAACAGCGATATCTCCACCGATATCTAAGCTGCGAGCTGGAGCAACTGTATTAATGCCGACATTTCCGTATACGTAGAGAGCATCGCCCTTTCTAGTAGTCGCTGCTGGAGGAGGAGCGCCAATACCTACTCCACTCATACCGACATGGAACTGTCTCCAAGTAGCACTAGCATCACCAGTATTTGCAGATACAGTGGATATGAATCTATATCTATCCCATGCAGCAGTAGTACCATATGATGCCAGAGGCTGATACAATATGGTATTATTTGCTAGTAGTGTAGGATCAATAGCAAGGTCACTTTGGAATCTACCAGCTGGAGCATTATTAGCTAGACCAACTCTACCACTAGCTACTGAATATACAGCGGTTCCTATAGTAGCGGTGTTAGTTCCAACTGTCAGGCTGGTAGCTGTCAGCGTACTAGTTCCAGATACATTTTGCACACTCACTGATCCGGAAGCAGTAGTGGTTGAATTACCTATAGTTAGTCCAGTTGCAGTTATGGAATTATTGATGAGTGAATTTGCAACCCATATGGATGATGTAGTGGCAGCGACATTGTCTCCGACTCTAAAGCCAACTAAATAGAAATTATTAGTTGCCGGAAAGTATGCATTTGCACCTATAGTAACACTCGAAGCTCCGCCGCCGGATTGAATGTATCCTGATGCAGCGACACCACCGAGATAACTAGCGTTATTTGCAGTGATATTCGGTTGAGACTCGGTGGTGAGAGTTCCACTTATTTGATTTGCGCTGACTTGCCAAAGAGAAGTAGCATTTCCGAGAAGTAGGTTGTTCGTTGAAGGTGTAATGGCCAGATTTGATTGCCAGCTATTTGACGTGTGATTGTATTTCCAAGTAGCTGCCTTACCGTCGATCGTGATACCTGCACCGTCTGCTGCAGCATTACTCACAACTCCCTTAGCAAGGGTAATGTTTAAGTCCTCAACATCGAGAGTTGCAGTCGACATAGTAACACTATCACCGAGAACAGTTAGGTTACCTATGACTGTTAGATTACCACCTACATTGACTTCATTGAGTGTATTGATGGTTCCTACATTAGCGGCACCAATAGTAGTGATAGTAGCAACGTTAGCTCTCATGCCACCAGCTTCGATGACACTAGTATTAACTACTAAGACATTTGCGTATGGCGAAGAGAGATAGTTCTTAACGCTAAATGCAGCGTTAACCGATAGATTTGCTGCGAGAACAAACGCTGAAGTGGTATTAACGATATTAGCTGGTATGCGCGCATAAGGTAGTGTACCTGTATTGATGTTGGTAGCACTAGTATAATATGAAGCTAATTGTCCATTTAGATACGTTGTATTATTTGCTGCTCCGGAGAATGTCGTTGAATTGATAGTGGCATTG